AGGTCGGTCTCACGATCGGGCGCTTGGTAGCCTTCGCTACGACGCCAGCCGCCCATGACACCAGAAGCAGTGCCGCCCAATGCAGCGCCGCCGATGAACGACTCCAGATAGCGCTCGTTGGCTTCTGGGTTGAACAAAGTCTGGCTTGGGTTTACCGTCATGCGGCCAAGCTGGTTGATGCCTTCTTGGAAGGTTTCGCTCAGGCCTTCGACAGGAGCGTTCAGTGCCACGTTGGCACCGGTGCGGGCCAGCCCGCCGCGCAGACCTTGCATCTCATCCAGACGCTTGATGCCAGTACGAGCCATACGACCGCCAGCAATAGCAGCATCCAGACCCACCAGATCGGCAGCAGCATAGGGGACGGCCAGCGCAGCAGCGGAGCCGAGAGCCGTAGTACCGGCCTCTTCACGTTGGTTTTGGAGAATGTCACCCAGCGCAGCAGGGTAGTTGGACGCAGCAGCCAGACCCACACGGCCAGCATAGCCAAGGCCAGCCAAGCTGCCAGCACCGCCGGTCAGCAGACTGGTGACAAGCTCAGGGGATGCGTCGATGCCAAGGCCGCGCAGGTAGCGCATGGCCGAGCCAACGCTGTCAACATCCTTGTAGGACTGTGGCTCATTAGGGTTATCCCTGAAGTACCGGGCGGAAGATTGCTCTTGCTCGAACTGATTCTGACGGCGCAAGTCACCCAGTGGGAGACCGGCAGCTTCGCCAACGCCAAGGAGACCTGCTTGAGCACGGTCGATGGCTGCGCCGAAACGAGTACCTAAGCCAGCTTGGGGGGGTTGTGCCGCAAAGCCGCCTCCGAATTGAGAGTCAAAATCTTCTGGCGACAGTGGTTGCGGCATAAAAACCTCTTAGCGATTTGGGGCGGCTCGGTAGGTCGACCAAACATCTGGGCTGTCGTACGGACTTGGCGTACGACCCTCAAGCGAGCGCATACGCGAGTGTAACCCGAGACCGGCTTTTTGTGCCTCATCTACTTCAATGGCTGTGCGACCAAGGCGCTCGTAGTCAGCTTTCAGCTGCTTCATGTCTTTGGGATCGCGCACGTTGTACGCCTGACCGGCAAAACCTACAGCAGTGCCAGCTGAGTTCCATGGGAGCTGGGCCACCAAGTTGTCTGGAATTTTGGCTGCGGAAAGAACCTTCGTGCGCTCGCTGGGCAGAACGCCTTTGGGGTCAATCCAGCCGCCGAGACCGTCGGCAACTTTGAGCTGCCCGCCGATGGTGACCTTGGTGCCTTCTTCCTTGACCTCTACTGGCTTGCCGTCGCCAGCACCGCCGAGTTTGTTGAACTTGACGCCCGGCTGATTGACCTGAACGGTCTCGAATGTAAGACCCTGCTTGCCCATGACTGGCACCGAAGCGTAGGTGTTGCCGTCCTTGCCCTCGAAATACTGGGCCGCGCCCATGCGATCCATGGCACCGCGACTCTTGTAGTAATCTGCTTGAGCCGGTACAAGCCCTGCTTGGGCAATATCCTTCGCAGTGGATGCTTCTTTGGCCTTGATGTCAGCCTCTTTGCCGCGCATGCCCATCATCCATTCAGCCAGATTGGCTGGGTCTTCGGCAGCTTTACGCAGGTAGGCAGTGGCCATCGTGGAGTCTTTGAAGCTCTCCGTGCGCAAAACCTTGGACGGGTCGGCGTCGCTGACCAGATTCAGAATGACTTGACCCTTGTCACCCTTGGCCATGACGAAGTGCGTGCCGTCACCAAAGCGAGGATCGTTCTTGTGCAGGTCGATCAGGCCAGTCAAGTCTTTACCCTTGACGGCTTTCTTGATGTCGAGGTCGAACGCATCCAGCTCGTTCTTGGCGATGCCGGTGTATTGCGACGTAACTTCCAGCTGCTGGGCCCGGTCGAGGTTGTGCTTGGCAGCCAACGCCTTCATCTGATCAGGAGTGGGGTTTTGGAGCTGGTTGAGCTCCATGTTGAAAGCGTCCATGCGGCCAGCGCCTGCAGCTTTGCGCTGAGCTTCGGTCAACTGAATGCCGCCAAGTTCTGTTTGCTGACGTAGACCTTGCAGGCGGAGCGGAGCCTCTTCTGCCTCCCGTTCCATGCGAGCCGCTTCCTGTCGCATCTGAAAAGCGCGAACCGGGTCTTGCTTGGCAACGACGTCGGCCATGGCGCTGTAGCGCAGACCTTGCATACGCTCAGGGGTCAGGTCACCTTCGTAGCGCTGCCCCAAGAACTGCGTCGTGCGTTGTGGCTGAATGCTGGGGCCTTCTACTGGGGTGTAGCCGCCTTGCTCGTTGCGCACAGACAAGCCGTAGCCAGCACCGCCTTCTTGGGGTGTAAGCTGGTAGACAGCATTCCCTTGAGCGTCACGTGCGTTGGCGATCGACTCCAACTGCTGGCCCATCTGGGGCGTGTAGCCTTGGATGCCTTCAGCCTGCGCATTTTGGATGCGCTCGAACTCTTTGCGCTGATTCTCTTCGTTGCGAAGTTTGATGCCGCGTTCGACGGCCTGCTGGCCAACTTGAAATCCTGCTGCGAATCCCATGATTACACCTCCACCATTTCGATGCCGAGACCGGCGTAATTGACTGCCTTGAAGCCGTCGGGCATTTCATAGACCATATCAGGGAAGTGAGCCTCGACGTCGTCGGCCATGACACCCAAGAACCGCTTACCGGTACCACCCTTGTACTCGAACTCATACAGCGGCAGCATGGTGCGCTCGTCACGGCCAACCAACTCGATATTCTCTTTGAGGCGACGGTCGGAGTACTTGGCAATGCCAGCTCCGGCTACGGCACCGAGCATTTCGGCCTGCGCGTTCTGCGCGGTGTTGTACACGCTGGTCTGCGCGTTCAAGATGTTGCCCTGACCTTGGATACCCATCTGCGCACCTTGCAAGCCGTACTGAGCACCTTGGCCAAACGCTTGGCTGTATTGATTGCCAGCGGACATGGCAGAGTTGAGGCCAGCAGAACCAGCACCGGTAGCACCGCCGTATGCGGCGGACGAAGCGCCAGCAAGACCACGGCCAAGGCCAGCGGCGTCAAGGCGGCGAGCCCAGCCCATCTGTTCAGCTTGCGTGCGAGCACCAGTCTGTGCGCCTGCAGTGGCGGAGGCCAGCTTGAGAGCGTTGGTGTTCTGCATCGCAAGGGCTGCACCGGCGTTGGGGTTGATCCCGCGACGAGCCATCTCTCGGCTGGTCTGTCCTTGCATGCTTTGAAACGCTTGCTGCACGTCGGCAGCGGCCCGCTGCGCCATCTGAGAGCGGTAGGCCTCGGTGTTGAAATTCTGGGCGTCTGTAACTAGCCCCTGCTCAAGTGGTCGGAATGTACCCACGTTGTAGTTGTAGTAGTCTTGCGCCTGTTGCATCTGCTGCGCCTGCGCAGCCATCTGCTGGTCAGCGACCCGCTGCGCCAGAGGTTTCATCTCTTCGTACTGACGCTGAGCAAAGTCCATCTGACGGGTGCCTAGTCTTTCGGCAACGTCTACGCCACGCTCAGTGGCAGCCGCCATGGCGCTGTAGTCTGGTGCTGGTTGCGATTTACCGCCCATGATTTACTCCTTGCGCAGCCACCGACAAGTGTCAGGCCGCATAACCAAAATGTGCATGTCAGCGCCCGGTGCGCCGTCTTTCATCAGAAACTCTTCTTCAAAGCCGATGTGCTTATCAAACGCCAAGATTTTTGGCTCGTTCGAGGGAACCATGCCCGTCAAACGCTTGAGGCCGCAGTGCTCGAAAGCGTACCTGCAGCCCGCCGTAATCATCTCAGGAATCAACCGTGTGTGCCGTGCGATGGCTATGTGGCAAGTCGCATTGGCACCATTGAAGTTGTTGAACACCACCCCGGCTATGACCTCGTCACCCTGCAGAATGCCCAGTGCGTAGAAGCTACCCCAGTCAGCACCTTGGCCAACTTGTTGAGCAACCCATGCACCGATGCGTTCTTTCTGGTCAAAGACGAGTTCTGCCATGGTGCGTATTATGGCTTACTGCGGGGGAGTTGGCCAGACCACATCTGTTGGAAACCCAGCTTGTGACGTAATGCTGCGTAGGGCTTGGCGGTATTCCGCCCACGCAGACTTGGTCGCCAAGGGCACATCAGGCAGCTGAGTCCAGTCGGACTGTTGGAGAAGCGCGTCTCGGCTAGACCGTACGGCTGTGGCCGCCCGAGCATGTCGTTGTACATCAGAAAGCCGTGAGACCCAATCCATGATTGCGTTAGACCACTTGGATGGTTCGCTCGGCAACTCCTGTCTTCTTGTCAGTTGCTCCGGCGTGTAAGCCCGCAGCACCCCAGCAGCTTCATAGTTTAGGTCGACAGACGCTGACCCGATCTTGGGGTTTCCGGGAAGTTGTTCGAACGCGGTTTGCGTCGTTGTGCCGGTCGTATAAATGGCACCGTCTTCATCAGCGTAGTAGTAATCAATCATGGGCTCGTTCACAGCTTAATCTCCTGAAGTGAGACGTTCAACTGGTTCCAGAATGTAGTATCCGCAGCGTTCAAACTCAAAAACCCGCCTGTCCTAGAGTAAAACCACGCTGACTTTATTACGCATACGGCTCTAAGCGTGGTGCCCACAGCCGTATTATGTTTGCTTGTGATGGTGGTAGACAGATTACCCGCTGCGAAGTTATTGCCATTATTTGCGTAGCTGACAGGGATAACTTGGTTCATGAAGCTAAACGCTTTTTGACCCCACTGCCCGTTAGCTTGCAGCGCAAAAATGTAGACCGTAGCCCACACGTAGATTGTGCCCAAGTTGTTGTTGGCTATGTACCTGAACTCGTACGGCCAGTTGAAACTAGCCGAAAGCGTGCTTGTGCTTGACTCGCAAACTATGTCGGTGGACGCTAAAAAAGAATCGTTGGCGTGGATGGTGTACCCTGACCCCGTCCACGTTACGTAGTTATTACCCATGTTCCAGATAAGGCCAGCCGGGTTTTCCACCGTATTAAAACTGTACGTGGTGACGATATTCTGGCTTACAGCACCGATACTGATATAGGGCGTGCCGAGTTTAGTTCCGGCACCGAAAATGGTAACCCCGGAGCTGTCTTTTATATCGAGGTTTGTGGAATCTATTTTCGCAGCGGTAATCGAGTTTGCGCCAATTCGAGCAACGTCGAGCGTTCCGCTCGTAATTGACCCTGCGGACAAGCTTCCGATGCGGGCGCTGTCAATCGTGCCGCTTGTAATCTTTGCGGCGTCGATGTTTGCAATCTTAGTGTCTATACTGCCCGTGGATATTCGAGCCGCGTCCAATGTGCCTGTGGTAATTTTGGCGGCATCAAGGTTTGCAATCTTGGCGTTGTCGATAGCAGCATTGGCAATCTTGGCATTGGTGATCGTGCCGTTCTGGATGAACGTGTCCGTGATGTACACGCCAACAGGAATTGTCGACCCGTCAGCTGCTGTTCCCGGAGTAGCTCGGACAATAAATGGCATAGCGGGCGCAACGCCCGGCCCGGCAGGGTTGGCAATGTAGAACGTATCAGAGCGGACAGCAAAGGTACTGGATGGCGTGGCATTGTTGGCCGTAGAGGCCAGACCGAACCCGGAGACGTAACCGTTGACATCGGCCTTGACGGTGTACTGAGCCAAGAGCCCGGTGTCCACGCTGGCGCGGGTGGTGGACTC